CGGGCTGACGAATCTGCGGGTGAAGGACGCCGGCACGTGGAAAACCGTGATCTCGCCGCGCGTCAAGGATGCCGGGACATGGAAAACGGCAACCGGCGTGTGGATTAAAGACGCGGGCACGTGGAAGAAGGTGTTCGGGTGATGTTCGGCGCGGCCTTTCAGGCGACCGCCTTTCAGAACGACGCCTTTCAAATCGGAACTGCCGTTGAACCGATCCCGCCGGTTGCGGGCGGCGGCGGCGCAGGCGGTGGCTCGCGGGCCTATCGGCGGCGACTGCGCGAGTCGATCGAGCGGCGCCGGGTTTTCGAGGAAGAGCGCGCACGTCGCATTGAGGCCATCGGGACAGAGGTCGAGCGGCCGCCGCTCGTGCCGGCGCCCGAGACGGTCAAGATGCTCAAGGCTGCTCTTGGGCAGCCCGCGCGGGTGCACGAGCCAGTTGCGCGACCGCTGGTGATTGAGCCGGCGCAACAACAGGTTTTCGAGGACGACGGCGGGGAAGAGGAGTTGTTGCTTCTGCTTCTCGCAGACTAGCGGGCCGCCTCCGCGGGCTGCAAAGCGCAGCCAAAAAGGGCGCTAAAGGCTGCTCTCCGCAGCCCGACGGGTCGCCGCCGCACGGGCGCTTCGCTCGACTGAGCGTCATCAGCCAAAGCGACACAGGCTGTAGCCGGCTGTCGCCTTTACAGTAAGGACAACTGCAATGCCAAGTGCCGAGGAAATCCTCAAGGCGCGCGATGAAGGTGCGCCCGTTGCCGAGGAAAAGATCGCCGTCGACTATCCGGAGGAAAAGCATCCGTCCGAACAAGACAAATCCGTCTCTGTTCGGGAACCCGGGAGGCTGCCCTTTGCAGCCCAAGAGCCATCTCCAAAGCGACAGGAACCTCCGGGCGACGATCCCGACGACGGCGACGACGACAAAGGTCCGGTGCCCTATCAGGCGCTCAAGGCCGAACGTCAAAAGGCAAAGCGCTACACCGAGGAGGTCACCGACCTTCGCCGGCAACTCGCCGAGCTGACGTCGGCCGTCCTCAAGCAGCGCGAGGTGCCGCCTCCGCAGCAACCGCAAGCCCCGCCCGAGTTCGACTGGGACAACCCGTTGGGCACGGTCGACCAGCGGTTGGAAGCGCGCATCACGCAGGAACGCGCCGCCATCCAAAGCGAGTTCCAGCGTCAGCGCGAGGCCATGCAAAGCCAATTCGCGATCACCCGGCACGGCGAGGACGTCGTCAAGGGAGCTTACGAAGCGCTGCAAGCGGCACGGGAAACCGATCCGCAGTGGATGAACGACTACCAGCGCATCATGCGGTCACCCGACCAGTACGAAGCCATGGTGCAGTGGCACAAGCAGAAAACGGCATTGCAGGAAGTCGGCTCGGATCTCGAAGCCTACAAGGCGCGGATCAAGGCCGAATATCTCGAAGAACTCCGGACGGGACGAGTGACGGACGAGATTGGCGCGGAAGCCCCGCGGCAAGCGAAGCCCGCAACCGATCGGCTTCACTCAGGAAGCCCTATGCCGTCCAATTTGAGCTCGGCGCGCAACGTCGGCTCCCGAAACGGCGCGGCCTGGTCTGGGCCTGCGTCCATCAAAGACATCCTCGGCAATCGCTAGGGCTCCATGGGCTGCGAAGAGCAGCCTTAACCCGGGAGCCAAGACCGCCGGGGCTTTTTAGTGGCTCGTCTTCGAGCCCGAGGGGCCGATCATGGCCGATACAGTTGTCGCAACGGGCCTACGGGTCCAGCGCTGGGAAGATAAGTTTTTCACCGAGTATCTGACGGAAAACAGGTTCTCGGAGTCGATGGGCTCGGACGAGAACGCCGTCATCCAGGTCAAGGAAGTCCTAGGCAAAGGCAAGGGCGATTCGACCACGCTCGCGCTCGTCAACCGGCTGACGAATGCGGCCGTGACGGGCTCGAACATGCTGGAAGGCTTCGAGGAGGACATGTCCTCGAGGAGCCAGCGCGTTTATATCGACAAGCGCAGGAACGCCGTGCGCATCGCCGAAATGGAGGAAATCAAGTCGGCAATCGACCTGCGCGATGCCGGACGCGCGACGCTCAAAGACTGGGCCATGAAGGACACTGAGCAACTCATCATCGACGCGCTCGGGTCGATCGACGGCATTGCCTTCGCGACGGCCTCGGCGGCGCAGCGCAATACCTGGAACACGTCGAACTTCGACCGCGTGCTCTACGGCGCGGCGCGCTCCAACAACGGCGCCACGGCGGGCGCGGTGACGCACGCCAACGCGCTGATCACCATCGACAACACCGCCGACAAACTGACGCCGGCTGCGCTCTCGCTCATGAAGGAAATGGCCGTCCTCGCCGACCCCAAGATCACCCCGATCCGGGTCGAGAAAACCAAGGGCCGGCGGTACTACGTCGTGTACGCCAACTCGCGCGCCTTCCGCGACCTGAAGACCAATACGACGATCACGCAAGCACAGCGCGAGGTCTCTCTCGAGGTCGAGAACAACCGGCTTTTCGAGGGCGGCGACATCCTCTGGGACGGAATGATTGTGAAAGAAGTTCCAGGGATCGGCTTCACCACGAACGGCACCATTGAAACCGGCGCCGTGTACCTGTGCGGGGCGCAGGCGGTGGCAACGGTGTACGGCAAGCGCTGGTCGACGGTGACCAAGACCTTCGACTACGGCGATAAATACGGCATCGCCATCGAGGGGATCATGGGCGTCCGGAAGATTCAGTTCGGAACCGGGGCAAACGACCTGGATGTGTTACGTGATAACGGTGTCGTCACAGGTCACTTTGCGGCGGTCGCGTCTGCGTGATTGTATTCCTACCTACTCAACCCACGCAACACCACGGATAATTCGGCTGACGACGGTTTGGTGAATACCAAAGCGGTCGGCCAGCCGTTGTTGAGAGACGCCGCCTTCACGATAGAGGCGGCGCATCTCACGCACGTCGGCCCAATTCGTTTTGGCCTCGCCGTGTAATTCTCCGGGGACGTGAGGTGGTGGATGGTTTTTGTGACCAAGCACGGCATAACAGTGACGCGTGTTGTCACCAGCCGTCATAAGTTCAAGATTGGACAGTCGGTTATCGTGCTTCTGCCCATTCTTGTGATTGATCTGGAGGTAACAGGGGATTGGCCCGTTGAAAGCCTCCCATACGAGACGGTGAGCCGAGAACGTCCGTTTGATGTCGTTTCCAGTGAGAGTGTAATTCAGATAGCCGCGACGACGTCCGGGCTTGTTGATCTTGCCTATGAAGGTGCTGCGCCCGGGCGCAATTCGTCTGACGCGGCCTAGATCCGAGACTTCATAAAACGCTTCGTAGTCAAGGGCTGGCTTCCAGTTTTCCATAAGCAGAGCGTAGCAAACTACAGGCCCTTCGCAATGCCAAAATACCGCTTCATCGACGACGAGCCAAAGGAGAAACCCGTGGCACGCTTCAAGTATCTCGGCTCGGACGATATCGGCCGGGCGGACAAAATGAGCCTCTACGGCACCAATTTCAAAATGGGCGAAGTCTCGGAGGTCGATAACGAATACGGCGCCAACAAGCTGCGCACCGTCTGGAAGGAGGGTTTCGAGGAGGTCGAGAACGGCAACGGCAACGGCGACGCCGACGAGAAGCGCAGGCCCGGCCGACCGCGCAAGACCGACGAGGAGCGCGAGGCCGAGAAGGCCGAACGCGAGGCCGACAAGGCGCAACGCGACGCCGAGAAGGCCCGCCGCGAGCAGGAGCGCGAGGACGAAAAGGCGCAGCGCGAGGCCGAACGTGCCGGCGCGCAGCCAAAAACATCCGAGGAAGATTTCGAAGAAGGGGAGACTTTCTGATGGGTATTTTCAGGTCTGACAAACCCGCCGCGCGGGCCGGAGAAACACCGACCGTCCTCTCATCGGATCAGGCCAAAAAGGGCTATCCGGTCGCTTCCCCGGTTTCGGGGGGCTCCCTGTGCTGCTCGATCGGCACGCTGCACGTGACCGAAGCCCCAGCAGTCGGCGACGTCTGGCGCATGGTCCGCATTCCGGCCAACGTCACGATCGTCGGCGGCACTGTGTTTTGCGACAATTTCGAGGGCCTCGATCTCGATTTCGGCTGGGAGGCCAACGGCGACATCGACGCCAACCCGACCGGGCTGGGCGATTTCGGCGCGCTTGCCCCTGACACCGCGGCCGGCATCAAGACCGCCAACGGCTACCAGTTCCCGCTCGGCGCCGGCGGCTCGTTTGAGACCTTCAATCAGCCGACCACGCTGGTGTTCACGGTGGCGGCTCCTCCGACAACTTTTGCCGAGGGCAAGATCGCGGTGCGGGTCGACTATCGCGCACGGGATTGGTGAGGGTTTTTGGGCGATGGCCAGAAGCTCTCTCGAGTTGATAACCCGCGCGCTCGAGCGCCTACAGCGCGTCGGTGCGGGTCAGGACCCCAGCGCGGAAGACGCGCAGCTCCTGCGCGACAACCTGATGCCGCTGCTCGAGGAACTGGCGCAGCAAGAGGTCATCTTTGTCGCCGACGTCGAGGCCATCCCCGAGATTGTCTTTCTGCCGCTGGCCAACCGGCTGGCGGCAGAAGTCTCGGCCGACTTCGGGCTCGGCGCCGTCGATCCGGCGGTGATGAACAAGCTCAACGAGCGGCTCAGGCTGACGTGGGTGGCGAAGCCATTATACATGCCGCAGTACGCCAAATACTACTGACGGAAACCCCTTCGATGCCAGCGACGCCGATCGAGTTCCCGACCTCCAGCCTGCACTATTTCCTCAACGACCATCCGCCGGCCGAAAGCCAAGGCCGGTGCTTGAATGTGTTCGTCGAGCAGGAACAGCAACAGGCGGTCTATAAGCGCGTGCCGGGAACGGGTTTTTTCACCGACATCGGCGTCAACGGCCCGCGCGGCTTCATCGAAAGCGACGGGTTTGTCTATGGCGCCTACGAAGATTGCGTCGTGCGCATCGACGAGGCCGGCAATGTCGTGATGCTGACGGGCGCGCTGCCCGGCACCGATCGGGTGACGTGGGCCAAGAACAACCAAATGGCCTCGCCGCCGCGCGGGCTCGTGGTGGTGAGCGCACTCGGCGCCTATTCGGTGACGCCGACGGCCGTTTCGCCATATCCGGACGGCGATCTGCCCGGCGGCCCCTCGAGCGTTTGCCATCTCGACGGCTATATCCTGTTTGCCTACGGCAACGGCCGCATTGTCGCGACCGGGCTCAACGATCTCGCCGTCGATCCGCTGTCGGTGACGACCGCCGAGGCCAATCCGGACGGGCTGTTGCGCGGCATCGTCTCGGGCCGGCAACTCTTTGCGATGGGGCCGGCCTCGATCGAGGTCTATCAGAACGTCGGCTCGAGCCCGTTTCCCTTGGCGCGCACGGCCGTCATCCCGGTCGGGCTGATCGGCACGTTTGGCGCGGCCGGCGGCAACGAGACGGACGGCTGGGACCAGACGCCGCTGTTTGTCGCCGCGGATGGCACGGTACGGCATTTCAAAGGGTATGAGCCGGTCATCGTCTCGACGCGCGCCGTCGAGCATTTCATCGCCTCCGTGGCCGATCCGACGACGCTCACGGCGTATGTCTATACCTCGTTCGGGAACTCGATTTGGGGCATTCGCGCCAACGGGGCAAACCCGCAGGAGCGCTGCTGGGAGTACAACACGTCAACCGGCTATTGGCACGAGCGGCAGAGCCAAGGCTTTCTGACCTGGCGCGGGCATCGCACGATCCGCGCGTTCGGCAAGTGGCTCGTCGGCGATGTCGGCACGACCGAATTGCGCGCCATCGACGCGGCGATGCAAAGCGAGCGCTTCGATCAAATCCCGTGCCGGATCGAGTCCAAAGTGATGCGCAACTTTCCCGAGCGGCTGGCGGTCAGCCGCGCCGATTTCTCGTTCGGGCACGGCATGGGCATCGCCACCGGAATGGATCCGATCCAAACCGACCCGGTGGCCGAAATCTCATGGTCGGACGACGGCGGCGGCACTTGGTCGAGGCCGTTGCGGCGGACGCTCGGGCGACAGGGCGAATACGGCTGGGACGTGCGCGTCAACCGCACCGGATTGACGACGAAGGCCGGGCGGCGCTGGCGCATCGATTTCGCCGACCCGGTGCCCGTCGTGTTTCTGGGCGCGACAATGGACGTCGAGTCGAGGCCGACCTGATGGCGATCAAACCGCCGCCGATGCCGGAATTCGACGTGCCGATCACCGACCCGCCAAGCGGGCGCCTGACGGTCGTGTGGTGGGAATGGCTGCAACGGTTTTTGCGCTGGGACGAGGAGACATCGGGCGGCGGCGGCGGGGGCG